AATCCCCACGACCGGGAGCCAGTACTGAATGGTTAGGATCGCCAAGACGAAAAGAATCAGGACGTGCATTTCATTCTCCTGTTTCGGACAGCCGGCCAGACCGGCGTATTAAAAGAAACTTATCTGCTTTGGCTTAGGGCTGTACCCAATATCCTCAAGTATACCCTTAGTGTTTCGTATATACCAATCATAATCAATATCATTTGGAAATTCTTTAGGTAAATCCATTACTGGCTTAGCTCCATCACTATCAGCAACTTTATTATTAGCTGCTACAGTTTGAATACAGCCTAATTCTCCCTTGGCGTGATACCATCTAAGAACGCGACCTAGGTATTCCCCGTTTTTGTGGGCACCGGGAGCTTTAGCCTGTCTCACGTTTACAAATCGAGTGAAGTTTTTACATTCTCTGATTGTCTGCTCAATAGGAACACCTTTAGCTAATAATGCTTCTACAGCATCAGAACATATTTGCACAGTAGGATTTACATCTAGCTGCGTTCCTGATTGTGATCCTACCTCAGCATATGGGTTACCTTTCTTCTTTACTTTCCCATCCAATTTGACAGCAAAATAAGCGTTAACATCCCTAGCATAATAACTCTTATAGCGTGTCTCCTCAGTGGTAAATCCGCTAATACTTTCCCAATGCTTATAGATTTGTTCATAAGTATTTTCCTTATCTGATGGCACTAACATAACTATACCATCTGTATTAGCTGATACTACTTTAATTCCCTCTTGCTCTAACAATTCAACAAACATTAATAGAGCTAGCTGGCCTGATACGGTCATTTGAATTGTGTTATCAGGTGAATAAAAAGTTGACCAGATATCGCTAAGTTTGCCTGACGTTCCATTAATAACAATTTTTAAACCTTTATCTCTGGAAAATATTTTCTTAGCTTTAGCATCTAAGCGAATGTCAATAATTTGATTAAATGCTGTTAAAAAATTAGGACCACAAGAAGCAGGATAAAGTTGCAAAGTAGTAATAAGACGAGGATAATAGCTAGCAACATCCCTATCAACAAGAGATACTTTCTCAGTGGCTTTATACGCCACAGTTTCTTCACTGCTGTGTAAACCTCCAATACCCAATCTGTATACACCGTTCCCAACTCTAACATGAGCCTTTACCTCCTCTGGAATATCCATCTTACCTGATGGCATAACAGTAAACTTAGCAGTCCTAACACGTTCCAACAACTTCTTAAGCTCTGATGTACTGTAATTAATATAGTGTGGTACTTCATATCTAAAGACAGTACCGGGCTCTACATCCTGCCTAGATGGTCGCTTACCGTTAAGTTTGGCCACTTCCTTTACTAAAATAACTTCAGCAATCTGAGCATCAGACTTACTCATTAAATTTTCATGATATTCATTACCTAAGCTTTCGCGTAGGTCTAGCCGTTCCTTCATAAAGTTAAACAATTCTTCTGTAATACAAAGCTGATTACAGTTAAACTGTTTAAGCTCACTTATCTCAAACTCATTTAAATCTTTATCAATATCGAATGGTTGATCCTGAATACTCTCTGCATGTATTCTTGCTCCATACAGTTTAAGTGAGCCTTTCAATGGAGCTACTTCAATTAAATCTATATGATTAGTATTAAAAGTCTGAAATCCATATTCTTTTTTTACTTCCCAATCTCTTTTATTATTTATGATTAAATCATTAGTAATATCTTTTAAAAAGGGAGCATATTGCTCACGATATGATGCCCACAATACTATTAAATCGTAATTGATCGAATTAAAACCAACCGTTCTATAGTTAAACATAATCCATGAGAGGAATTTAGGATTAAAGGTGGCAGTATTACTAACTTCAAATTGAAGGAATTTATTGGTGTTGTGTAGCTTGAATGTAATTAGGAAATAGTTCGGATAACTTTCCACGTTGAGGAAAAGCGTTCCTCCTATATTAGCCAGAATTTCGGCGTCAGTAAGAAATTCCCGTTCAACGAATGAACGGGGTTGGTAAGGTTTTAAGATAGCTTTGCGGTCTAGCGTGATTAGACCAGCTTCATTTAGTGTGGGCATTTTACCAATCTATAGCCTAATTCGTGTAATCTTTTGATTAATGTAACAGCATCTTCTTCTGATAGTTTAGCTTCAATTAATGCAAATATAGCTTGGCTTAATTGTTGTGGTGTGTATTGCTTATTTATTTTCTCGCTCATTGTCTCTGCCTCCCTGAAATAACGCCCCTCATTGCATCACCCATAAAATATAAACAATAACTACTGTCATGAACACCATTTGCCATATAATCAATAGTTTTAACATATGGTTTCATGATCATTAATTGTTTAATCGGATAAACAAAACCAGCAGGAATGCCGTTACATTCAAATGATGCGCCAACACCTTCGTCAGCATGACTGCAAAGCGTATTTAATCTTGAATAAACATTACCATCTTCTGAGAACGGCGCAACGCTATCTAAGGCTTTAAAGAAGTTAGGATCAATAGACCACAGGTTAACGTCACGATTTAAAATGCGGCTGACATCCGGCCATTCATCAGCATAGAGTTGTGTTCTGAGCCAGCAACCATCTTCAAAATAAAATGTAGCAGAGCTTTTATTATAACCAAATCCAGTTAAATTCTTCTTTTGTTTCGTGAGTGCTTTCACAAATTCTTTAGGCAATGGAACGTTAGGTGGAAGGTCTAGCCCATGCCAGTACTCCAGCAGCATGACACGATTTGTAGATATAACAGAAGCTCCATTCATGAGCACTGACGCAGTTAAAACATGTTGAGCATTCTCGCTAGCTAAAACCCCAACAGCGTCTACAGCCTCTTTAAACTTGTTTGTGATGCCCACAATTTGAGGGTCAGGAAAAGCTTCAGGCATTAAAACGGGATCGAGGGCCGGAACCGTTGCTTTGAATTTTCCTGATTTGATGGATAATCTGTTGTTGTCAAGTTGGGTGAGGGAGTAACCTTCATCGCATTTTGACAGAGCTTCCAATAATAGCAAAGTATGTGGGAAGGCATAGATATCCTCAGGGATAGGACTACCAGCAGCAACAATGCCGTTAAAGGCAATAGCCCACTTATTACGCAACCCCACATGCGTCTCATAGGGTGCTCCTAGCTTATCAGATACACAAGAAACAAATTCTAATGCTTGGAGTAATCCAGATTTAACTTCTACCTTAGCTATGGTCGGTTTACGTGCCATCTTGACTATCTTTAATCATTTTCTTTAGGTGATCGAATTGCCAAGTTAAATGCATTGGGCCTAATACATCAGCTTTCATATGGCACATTATTACTACTAACGCTTCCATTATTGCTATTTGATTGCAAATTATTCTTTCCTCTTTTTTCATTTAAATCCTCTTTATACTTTCTAGATTTGGCTAACATTTTATTTCTATAATCTTCATCAAACTTATAGCGCAATTGCCTTCTTAAATTTAAGCATCGTTTGCATTTGCGTTCTGATCTACCATTATAATTTTTTTGCCAAGCTGAATTTTTGGGTGTTAGCTTGTGGCCAAATTTGCAATGACTTCTTTTCTTTCCACTCATTTTCTAGCTCAGTAATCAAAAAGGGATATCATCGTTATCCTCATGTTGAGGACAACTATAAACAATAACTTCTGCTGGCGGTCTAGCGTTAGCTAACTTACAAAGTTCTGCTCCTTCATTCCAATTCTTACAGTTAAGACAAGTTTTATATGGGTAACCAACTCTATTTCTATCAAACAATCTTACAACAGACTGCTTTAAGTTTTCTAAGCTTTCTGTTCTTAGTATAGGGATGGGTTGTTTATACATTTAATTTCCAAACTGGTCCGTAATCAACTGCGACTTCCCTAACTTCGTCATGACTACCAATAAATATAGGTGGTTGTGTTTGTCCACTATAAACACTAACAAAAATACAACCTGTATTTATAATTTCTTTTAAAGCTTCTTCTGATAAGCTCCAGCAAGATACAGAAACAACCCCATTATTAAATACATGTAAATCTTGTACTTGCTCCTCAGTAGTTCCTTTAGGAGCTTTTAAAATTTTATTAGCACCGTGCCAGTATACTGGTTTGCTCAAAACTCTGCTCCCAATATTTCCGGGTGGCGTTTATTCACATGAACTCGAATAAAGCGCGGACATTTTAAATTTGAAGTGTATTTTAAAGCTTCATCAATGCTTGCTGGAGGTTCATCCTTATGACGCCGCCTCCACCAGTCTCTAGCCATTTTACCAGCCATTCCGTTATGTTCAAGACAAATCCACTCATTGAACTTAGCTGGCGTATAATAGGTAACCTTTAATGTTGGTGGCTTGCCTAGCTTACCATCCCATTTTTCATAGTGAACATTCATCACACTTAATGTTTCAATTTTTGGCAAGTCCTCTGTAGCTGCTGCTTTAATTAATTCGTCAGTACCAGCTTTGGAAACAATTTTAACTGCAAAGCTAAACTCCTCCCCACAACTGATACAAAACCTGACGCGAGGATGATTATAGCAGCCGCAAGCCTCACAGATTTTAACAGGTAACTCGCCAGCACTTGCGCCCTTTTTATTCGGGATACGAGGGTCATTAATTGGGCCTAATCGGGGAGTGTTGCGCGCAAAGTCCAACACCAAACAATTCTCTTTAGCCGGTCTAGTGCCACGTCCTAGCATCTGCACCCATAGAGGTACACTTAAGGTTGGACGCAACATTCCAATTAAGTCGATTTCCGGGTGATTAAAGCCTGTTGTAAGTTTACCATAATTAACAATAGCTCTGAGTTGACCGCTCTTAAACGCGCGTATTGCAGCATCATTGTACTCGCTTGGTCGCTTGGAATGGACAGGGGCACAGTCAACGCCAAACGCTCCAAGTTGTTCTGCAATATGCTCAGCGTGCTCAATTCCTGACGCAAACAAGAGCCAACTTTTTCTATTTTGACCAGCATGGCAAAGCTCCTGAAGCGCCTTAAAAGTTATCTCTGCTTTGTCTACCGCTCCTTGTAATTGAGTGGAAACAAATTCACCTTTCACAATGCTAACGTCAGAAACGTCTAGCTCTGTCTTGGTTCGAAGCGGGATCAGAGGAGCCATATAGCCAGCGGCTAGAAGCTCGTTGAAGCCTTCGAGGTTTGTTTTATCATACACTACGTCAGTGAATAAACCATTTTCTGTAATCATCCCCATGCCCATACGGTACAGGGTAGCTGACATGCCGATGATTTTTAAATTTGGATTAATCAGCTTTAAAAACGCAAAAAAAGTTTGGTACTGACTGCTCTCCTCAGCAGAGACTAAATGAGCTTCATCTACAAACGCGATATCACGATGCCCGAACCAATCGGGATGTTTAATCATGCTTTGGATTGAGCCAAAAATAATAGGGTGTGCAGTATCCTTTTGCTTTAAGCCTGCTGAGTAAATCCCTAGAGGAGCTTCTGCCCACAATCCTAAAAGTTCCTCAGCATTTTGCGATACCAACTCTTTAACGTGAGTGGCCATAAGGAAGCGTTGGTTAGGCCATTGACGCATTACACCTTGAATGAACGCAGCAGGAAGCACGCTCTTTCCTGTACCAGTTGGTAGCCCAATTAATGGGTTGCCTGTCTGATGGGTAAGGAAAAAGTTATAGAGAGCGTCTAGTGCTTCTTGCTGGTAGTAGCGAAGTTGAATCACTTCCAAACACCATGCTCGTTTAAAACCTCTTTCTTGTTAGGTGTCCAAGTATCTTGTCGCATGTCCTTATGTTCATCTACCCATTTTAAAAGGTATTCTTTCATTGAATTGTGCCAAGCCAATTGGCTTTCTGTGCTAAGGTTCATTCCAACATATTGCCCTGAAACAGCATCTTTCATGTATTCTTCAATTTCTCCAGTCCAATTTACCATAGGTAAATATAGCCATGCTGGAGTTAAACAAATAGCCAGTTTATCAGCTACACATAGTTTTGAGAATGGTTGCCCGTACTGTTTAGCTAAGAAACGAGAATGATATAAACTAAAATCATGCCATTTTTTACCAAAAATTCTCATGATGTTAGCCCCCGTATGTGGATGCAATTCACCTTCAGGACCATCCATATTAGGCTTTCCAAAGTAGCCAATGTCATGAACAAAAAAGGCTACCCACAATCGAGGATCAAAAGGAAATCCGTATAGTTTCCACCAAGCCCATGCTACAAACCAAGGATGAATAGCGAATTGGTGGGCACCAAATAAAACGCTTTTGGTTCCTACATTCATGCTACTTTCCTTTCATACAATTCAAATAAATCAAATTTGCAAGTTGTGAGCCTAAAGTTATTTAGACCAACTAGTGTAGCACCAAAACAGCCTCGCTCCTCAATCGCCTTTGGATGCATACAGAAAGCATCCATATCCATATCAGCAGACCAATATTTGCAATCTCTACAGTTTAAATCGGTAGCCATAGGTCGCAACCTTTCCTGATGAAGTCAGATGGAATGTTAGAATTGTGGGCAGAACAGAACCATTGTGCATCTTCTACAGGACTAGCATTTCTGCAACTCCTGCAATTCTTCTCTGGCGTTGCTCCCTTGTGGCAGATATCTGATAGGTGACAGTATTTACAATCATACAATGCAGGGTTCTCAGATATTCTAGGAGGAGGTTCTTTAGAGAATATAATTTCGTTAGCTTTCTTCTCTAACTGAGCACCATAATTCCAATCAAGCTCAATCACTTTAAAAGTAATGTCACTATCGTTTTTATTTTCAATCATGTAAATGCAATAGCGAATGCCAGTCTTATAACCGTATTGGCACTCCTGAGCCCAATGCATAGGCTTGGATTTGGATAGAGCTTCTTTGCTTACTTTTTCGTATCCTGATCCTGTGTTGTTGGTTTTAAAGCTGAGCGATAATATGATATCTTCGCTGAGTTGATATCGCTCTGGAGCTTTACACATCCCATCCAGCGAACCGCCATAATGCCCCATTGCTCCGCTGATACGAAATTGCTTACCGTCACTATCAAATTCTTTAACATCAAAACCAATTCCTTTTAGATACGCAACAAATCTTGGTTCTGCTGAATGCCCTACATTAAATAGGCGCATCATTCGACCGTCAAACTTTTCCTCTTTAACCCAACGAAATGAATACCAAAGCTTACGCCAACAAGCTTCACCTAGCCCTGACGCTCCAAGATGATTTCTATGACCTTGTTCATAGTAAGTTTCACAAAATTTATTTACATCATCGCTGATTAATTCTTCTAGCTTTTCGCGGTCAGATTGTTTGGATAAGTCAAGCATTATTTAAACCATCAGGCTGATCAGCGTCTAACCACTCTTCAAAACTAAATTCTGATACAAATACACCTATTTGAGAATGACAATTCTTAATATATTCTTCATATTTATGTTTTAAATGCTGCTCTTTCATTTCAGCATTCCATTCTTTTCTATAATCATCATTGTATGACATAAAGCCTCCTATATAAAAATGGGCTGTTAGAAGGGGCAGACAATATCTAACAGCCCAAAGTTTAGCCCTATGCTATCTTTTTGTATTGGTGCTAGCTATAGGACTGGTTTACTTACTGCCTGCTGCCCCAAGGAGGAGCAGCCTGCTGCCCTCCTCCACCGGGTTGCCATGCCTGTCCGCCCGGCCCCTGCTGGGGAGCCTGTTGCTGAGGCTGGGGCTGCTGCTGAGGAGCTTGCTGGGGAGCAGCGGGCTGTGACCCCCAATTCCCTCCCGGCTGCTGCTGGAGCGGCTGAGCGGTCTGCTGAGGCTGTGCCTGAGCCGGACCCCCAAATCCTCCCCCTGCTTGTCCCTGCTGAGCCTGAGCAGGCTTACTAGGATCATTCCCGCTAATGTCATACACTCGCTTAAGCTCAGTATAACCTTTGCGATCAGGAAATGCAGGATCAGGCTCTTCACCTTTTTGATAGCCTACGTCCATCAGACCTTTGGCACCACGCAAAGCAGCACACTCATTGCTGCCATCAATCTGATAGATACCGATAGCGCGGCAAAGTGCTGATAACTGGCCAAATGCGATTTCAACAGTTTTAGCATCTGGATTATTGATGTTGTAACGATTGATAATCACTCCTAAAGGAGAAGTAAATTCAATCTCCAGATAGTGACCAGTCTTTTTACTGTTTTCTTTAATTTCAGTATTGCTGATTTGAAACGGAATTTTCTGAGCAGGCGGATGAATACCAAAGCCTTGATTAGGCTGATACTGATTAGCGTTGAATTGAAACTGAGGAATTTGCATTAGATTTTAATCCTTATTTGGTGATAGATTTAACTGCCCACATAACAGCTTCTTCGATTTTAGTTTTAGCTAGCGATAGCTCGCGAGATTGCCCAATACCATCGCAGTAACCTACAAACTGTGCTCCCATATCTTTAATTGCCATCATTTGCGCTTTTTCTTCATCATTCAAAACTCTATATTGATGTCTCATTGTGTTATTTTGAATTCGTTCTGGACTATCAGATTTTAGATAGGCTGTAGCCTTATCTAGCTTTTCTTGTCCTTTATCTTCCATTAGTTTAATACCTTCTTCATCTTGTTAACTTCAGCACGCAATTCTTTAACTTCTGCGTACAATCGAGAAAGGTTCATCTTGTAAGGACCAACCTTGACGCCAAGCTTACGCCCTCGCGTTTTCTTTGCTTTCTTTACCATGTGGTAGTTGCCTTTGTTTCCTCTGGTGACATTTGAGCCTTAGGCTGATCCTCAGGCTTTTCATCCTTTGGCTTAGCTTTAAGTCGCTTGTTAAGATAATTCATTCGTTCAATACTAGCATCAATGTCATCTTCTCGCATTTCAGCGCCGTGAAGCATGATCAAAGATTTAATTTCATCATCAGTCAATGAACAGGTTTTAGTTTCCATTTTATTAACCCTCAATAAATTTAGTTAGAGTTTTAGCATACGCGACTACTTCATCAGCAGTTAAAGGCACTCGCCGTCCTTCTTCATCATACTTATGAACATGCTCAATAATAGTTTCAACTAAGGTAGTCTTATCAACTGTATCCATCTTTTAATATCCTATTGGTGGAGCATTCATAGCCTTATCTACGAGATTTCCAAAATGAGGCGGCTCATACTCATTAAGGTTTCCAGTTCGATTGCGAGCTAACACATTCATATTGCCCACACACTGAAATGCTAAAGTCTCTCCTACTATTCCCGGCACATTTGTTTTAGCCAGTCTAATAATGAAATCGTATAAGTGAGGAACATCAATAGGCAATACTTTGCCGGGAAAATAAGGACGTCTTAAAGATTGATAATCAACATCAGCAATCTCTTCTTTGCAAATCATATAAACATGCTTGTAGCGCGTGTAATAGAGCGTTCTTAGATGCTCCATCGTGTTCGTTGCCATTTCACCATAAGCAGCCATGCCGTGCTTTTTATTACCCTGCTTACTGGTGCCTGACAATGCAGCCTGTAAATAAATATCTGCAATCTGGCTTCCACTGTCAATACCTAGCGTATCAAAATTTTTGGTTTCAGTAGAATTAAAAAACCATTTAAAAAATTCATCCACTCGCTGTGAAGTGTAAGCTTCATATGTGGGGATAGTTGAGCCTCGCATAGACAGCAAGCCTGCTTCAGTTGCTAGAAGCACTGGCCTAGGAGCAGTATTAAGGATTGGTGTTTTGCCTGTGCCTGCTGCTCCATATACAATGGCTTTAACACCAAAGTTTTGTGCGTGCTCGCCAGCGGCTTTGAGGTCCCGTATGTCCAAGACTAGTTACCTTTATAAGAGGCTAAGTGATTTTTTAAATTTTTAATGTAATCATCAATATTAGCATTGTTAATACTAAGTATCATATTAGCTGTGAGTTGTGCCATTACTTCTAATGCTTTATAGCCATCATTAGGTAAAATATCTATAATTGCTTCTTGAATGTCAGGTTCAATAGTATCAGGCATCATTTCTATTTCCTCTCATCCAAAATTTCAATCGGAATGGTAATTCCATTATTTAGAATTCTCATTACGCATACGCCATCAATATTAATCCAAATAACCAAACCATCCTGTTGAATTTGGATTTGTACTCCATGTTGAGGGAAGATATCCCGCATTGTGCCTAGTAGTTTTTCGTTCACTTCTTTTCTGCCTTCTTTTGCAGATTTGATTAGCTTTTCGCCAAGTTGTGTCATTTTCAGCGTCCTCGCGTCGTGCAACCGCAAATCCTCGCGGCGCAGCGCCGCCCAGTCCCCGCCGAAGAAACCGCGCGTGTCGTAACCGACGCCTCCGCCAGCGCGTCGCCAGTCGCCGGTGACGCCCGGTAAACACGTGATCGTGCGCACGGCCATCCCGCCCCCGCCGTGGCGTTGCAAACCGATGCCGATGCGAATGCCAGTCGGACGAGTGTGCGCCAGCCGGCGTCCTAGCGTCACGATAGAATCAACCGGCAAGCCGCAGATGTCGGCGACGCGCTCCGGCGAGAATTCCAGAATGCGTTCGCGAAACGCTTCCCAGCCGAGCGTGTGTTTGGCGAGGAAGTCTCTATCTTCTGCGCCTTCGTTCAAAACAACGTGCATGAGCCCGAGCGCAAGCGCCGCATCGGTTCCAGGCGCGGGCGCCA